AATATTCTTTTGTTTATGGATTTATACACATTCTGTATTCTTCTTCTCTCCTTTTAATTAAACCCTTCACCTTACATCCATTGACGAACACCCATCGCTTTAACTCCTCGCACGCGCCTTGATAGTCTCCGGAATTGAGCTTTTTAACAAGTGTCGAGGAACAAAATGCTTTTTGACCAACATTAAAGATGAATGACGTGTAAGCGTCATACTCTCCCTGCGACAAAGGAACTTTGACGCATCGGCCAATGGCGCTTTCGGCATTTCCCACGTCGCGCATGAGTCGGCCAAGAGCATCCGGGACGCTGATCTTGTCGCCCATTTCAACGCCTTCCGTCGATCCGAAGCCGATAGTGGGAACGTCTCCGGGAACGGGGATATAAGCCTCACCGCTGAAGCCTTCAAAGTTGGCCAATGAAACAAGACCGGCAGCCGTCACCGACAGTCCGGCCACGGCATATCTGGCGATATTCCTCATAAGAACCATTCCTTAAAGCAGTGTGCGACGTACCCGGCGCAAAAGAGAGTTCCGAGCACAAACAAAACCCATCGTGCGAGCCTTGTCACTAATGGAAGTTCACTGTCTTTTTTCACTTTGCAACCTCAAGGATCAAGTTCGGGTGCTTCATGATTTCAAGACAAATTGCCCACAATGCACCCAAAACAGGAATCGCAGCTAGAACGGCTATTGCCCACAAAATCAATTTTCTGATGTTCATTTTTCCGCTCACAAGGTCACGTATAATGCTTTGCATAGACCTCCAAGAACTCGTATTTGGGGTAAAAAAAAGCCGCAAGCGCGCCAACGCCTGCGGCTTTATCTTTTGAGCGATTAATCTTCCTCCTTCGCTCTTGCCTTCCATTCCGTGTACCACTTCCAACCCGTGTGACCGATCATAACGATCAAGTAGATGCAGGTTAAAAGAGGTACAAAATCTGGAAGCGGAACTCCAAAAATCGACATCCCACTCACAGCACCCCCCACGACGACGGGGGCGGACTTGCCAACTCCGCTTGTCATGACAGCCCCCTCAGTAACAAGTTCGGCACGCTCCATCTCAACCCCACAAAAAAGCAATGAGACATACAGTGGAGCATGTACAAACAGGGAAAACCAAATCAAGGATCGCGTCCTGGCTCCAATTTGTCACGACGAATCCCGACCACCACGGTGGCGTGCCGGCCTTTTTCTCGGCCTGATCGACCTCTCGACCCAAATAGAAGCCGACAGCAAGCAGTCCACCCATAACGCAAGCCTCAAAAAGATCAGCCCCGAACGCGATGGCGGTCAGGGCTGTGAGGATTTGACAAGCAAGGGCAAGACCTGCATGAGCAAAATTTGATGCGTTCATTTTCTTAAGCATCTGCGTAAATCAAAGAATTTTCAACGTTGTTTCCAGACTGGATTGTCCCGGCGTATTCACCGCTATTATTTCCAGAGCAAACGGATGCAATCGAAAGTCCGGGCATAAAAACCCTACCCTCTTGATAACAATTGATCCCGTATCGACCATTGTTTTTGAAAGAGGGGGAGCCAGAGGTCACAAAAATGCCCTGCTGGTTAATTTTGAGACCTTCTTCGGTGTTCCCGTCTGATGTTACGTTACTGGCAAAGATTGAAGATTTTTCCTGACACTGAAACCCATTGATCGCAGAGCCCGTTACGTTCGCGTTGTTTGCGTGGATCGTCCCCGAAGCCCTTGCCAAGACGCCTGTTCGACCGCTGTTGGTCACAGTTGCGTAGTTCATGTAGATGGTCGAGTTGTACGCACATTCAACGCCGTGCGAGACCGTTCCGGTGATCGTGGAGTTGCTTGCGTAGATAACGCCACCGTACAGAGCATCAAGCCCAATGCCACCGACTCCGTCTCTCTGTTTTGTGTTGTTGGCGCTCACACCGTAAGCCCAAAGAACACCGCCGTAATCGGCATAAAAGCCGACGCCATAATTCGCCTCAGCCGTTGATCCGTTGCAGTTTATGGTTCCGTTTTGCGTAGCACAGAACGCATCGCTTCCCGTTCCTTCAACTTCAACATTTTGAGCAAGGATGGTGCCCCCGTAAGAAGCAAAAACTCCGTTTCTTGCAAAACGATAAACCTTGCACCCACTTCCAAGAGTCACATTTGCACCAAATGTGGCAACAACCCCAATCGGGTCCTGTGGGTTGCCCGGCGCCGTTTCCGGAGTGCCACCAGAATAACCGGCCCAATCGTTTCCATCGAGCGTCAAGTTGTCTACAAGGCCAAGCTCATACGTGCCGACCAGTTTGATCGCAGATTGCCCAGCGGCCTCCTGCAAAGTAAATCGCAGGACGCTCTCGGTCGTGCCATGGCCGATGATTTGGATCATCGCGCCATCAGGGTGCGTATGCGTGATTTGCTCTGTCAGATCAAACGTTCCGCTTGCAACGCTAATGGTCACAACTGCAGACAGACGACGGAAAGATAGATAAGAAAAGATCGACGCGAAAGAGTCAAAGACGCCGGGATACGAAATGGAGATCGGCGAAACGACATCTCCACAAGGAAGAACCTGGTCGCTCACCTTTACAGAGCCAGAACCGAAAACCTTTGAAAAGTCAGGAACCTCATCCAGGACGTAAGTCCCATCAGGGAAAAACACTCGATAACCCTTTCCCAAGGCCAGGCTCAAGGCGTTCGAGTCGTCCGTCTGTCCGTCTCCTTTCGCGCCGAAGTCTTTGATATTGACAACGTCAGCGAATCGATCCGATGGGCTCCTTGCCGCCACGGAACCAGTGGCAATGATCGGCTCTTTAGAGACGAAAGCCGCGATTGCCTGCTTGAACGCCTGATAAAGAGGTGTTGCCGCAATCGTAGCCGTCTCGGTCGTGTAATCAGCGACAAGCTGGCCGATCACGTAACCCGCAGCACCGCCCTGCGCAAGAATGTAGTTGAACTGCTCTGAAGAAGCGATACCGCTCTGAAAGCCACTTAACCGAGTCGCAAGCGCATTCCATTCGTCATAAGAAATAACGTTCGGCGTTTCACCGTTGGCAAAAGGCAAAAGTTGGTTGGTAGGCATACCTTTTCACCCATAAAAAAATGGCACCCTTTCGGATGCCCAGAGATGTCGATAAAAAGATTTTCAGCTATTCGGAGATTTGTCCGAAGGGGAACCAGTTCCCGTGATCAAAGCCGCCCAAAGAAGCGGTTTCGTAATCCAAAGCAAACCACGGTACGTTATCCACAACGTCCAGAGTCACGCCCGCGGCCGTTACGTCAATGATGCGGCGCGTAAAGAGTTCCCACACAATAGGAGGCGTCTCGGATCTGGTGAGGTGAAGCACGACGTGCATCGTCTGAAGATCTTCAAGGTCGAGCACTTTCGCAGGCTGGCCGAAGAGCGCCAGCACTCCAGACAAGAAGTCCGGCAAAGTCTCTCGTGTGCCGTCCCAGTGGTTCTGCAAAATCTTTGACTTGATAACCGCTCGATACATCTCATCGTCGAGCGTGGTCGCGCCATCAGCCGGGTCATACTGCCCCCTCCAGACGCCAAGATCGAGACCCACGCCGTCCACGTCATCAAGCGCAAAGTACACGTCTCGAAGCACCATCGGGAGGTTGCGGGACACGCCGACGCGCACGCCGATAGCATCAAGTTGCGGACCGACGGCATAGTCCACGTCAAAGTCCTGCTGTAGCTTGGCCAAGCGCTCTTTTGCGATTCGCAAAGGCTCGGTCAGCTCAAAGATCCACTGCTGAAACTTCGGTTTGTCGACGTGGTATCCAGCAATTAGATCCGTGTACTCATTGCGGTCAGGCATCTTGCACCTCGATCGTCACATCGGCCACGTCACACATCGCCGCCTCGTTCCAAGCGATCGTGATCGACTTGGCTTCAAGTGCGCCGTCTCCTCGTGCAAGCTCAATGCTCTGCACATCGAAGCGCGTATCCACGCCTGTGTCGCAATCCTTGACAGCGCTCGAAAGTACGCGCGGCAAGTTCACGCTCACGCCAATGGCAAGGCCATTGATGTAGTCAGCGATGCGCTGCTTGATCTCTGTAGCTACGTCACTCAAGTAAGTCGCACTCGGCTTGATCGTGACTTTGGCCTTGATGGCCACGGATGTCGGACGGGAGAATCTAACCGTGTGCGGAAAGCCGTAGTCGTCCATCAGCGTGTGAGAGACCGAGCCATAAGTGCCAGTACCTTCACAGCCCTTGAGATAGATCGTCTCTGCGATGTCGGCTACTTCTCCGCCATCAACGATGAGCGCAATCGTGTGACCTGGTACGCCTTCGGAAGTTGGCGTGTCATCGTTATTGCAGATGCCGGAAAGGCGGCGCACACCATCGAGCGCCGAAACTGCGCCAACAATTCCCTCCCAAAGCGATACGCTGGGAAGAGACGTGCTCTGCGACTGTCGTGTGCGCAGCTCGTCGTCTGTCTCTTGCGCCGAACCGACTACAGCGTCCGAAGGATTCGTGACTGTCTGCCAGCCGAGTGTCGCAGTCGCAATTCGATTGATCGATCCGGCAGTTGCCACGATGTCACCTGCGCTTTCAGCAGTAGCAGTTACCGTAATTTCGCCCGCGACAGGGATAACAACTTCGGCAGGAAGCATCCAGCGGTTCCCGTTTGTATCCATTGCAGCTCCATTGCGGATGGTCGTGCCTGCCTGACCGACAATGCGAAGATCTGCCGTCGAGTGCGTGGCAGTGTGACGAATCAGGCCGTTGGTCTTGACGGCAGTATCCAGTGCCACACCCTTTGCTGTGCTCGGGTTGAAAGCGCTATAGATCGACACGGCCTGCGCGTTCACGTCTGCCAAAGCTTGCGCGAAGATCGAGATCATCTGCCCGTCCTGAGAGTCAGGCGTGATGACGATATCGCTTCCGAAGATTTCCCGCGCCTTGCCTTGGAAGTACTCAAGCACTTCATCAAAAGCAGGCGCCGTGATGCCGCTCTGTGTGACTTCAAAAACTGCGCTCATAAACTAGTCTCCACAGAAGTGGATCCGTAAATTGTGTTGATGGTGGCTGTGATGGTGATTCGCCGCGTATCCGGATCCAGAATTGCCTCGAAATCTTCAATCGATTCGACGCCGTCCGTACCAAGGATGCGATCCTTGACGACGCTCTCGACAAGCATCCGTTTGCCTAGTGCGTCCTGAAGCCACGGCGTACCTTCGTCGACGTCGAGAAACCATGTCTCTTGCCAGAGCGCAAGACGTGTCATGACGCACTGCGCGACGCCTTCGGCAGAGTCTTTGTAGATGTCCAGACTGCCGTGACCAAACTGCATATCGCCATCAGCGTCTAATTTCCGAACCCTCATACCGGTTCCCCCGTATTGCCGCCGCCCGGCGTTACGCCGGAGTGGACGTGCGTAGTCAGACTGATGCCGCCTGCCGAAATGTCTCCAGTCGATGTCATCGAGCCCGTCAAAACGATGTCGCCGGTAGCGATCACGCCATTGCCACCCGAAACCGTGAAGCCACCCGATCCCGTGATAAGTCCGTCCACCATGAGCTGTCCCGTGATGTGCACATCTGGTGAGTCGAGCGTCACCTTCGGCGCTTTTAAATTCACATCGCTAGACACGGTTGCCGTGAGAGTTCCGGCAATCGTCGCATCGACCTTGCCGGACGTTGTCAGCTCGATGTCGTGCGTGCCCGGATGGATCGAGATGTAAGCCTCTCGGTCATCGCTTCGGATCTCGATACGCTCGGTCGATACCTGACCGATCTTCGTGGCCTGAGACCAAGCGCCGAGAATGGCAAAGCCGTCTGAAAGACTGTGATAGCGTCCGCACAACTGCGGCTGTACGCCACCGAGCTGCCACCACGCATCGATGCACCGATCTGCAAAGACCACCAGGCACTCATCGCCTTGCTTCACCGGGAACGTGATCGAGCAACCGCCTGCATGCGGGAAGACCACCGGAACATCCTGCAAGAGCGGAAGATTCACGGCCTGCACCGTACCGTCTTCAAGCTCTTGCTTGCCCTGAATCGCGGGCTGGACGACGACAGTTAAAGCCTCAGCATCGAAGCTCTGAACGATTCCGGGCATTGCGACGTAAGTCTTCAAGAGCTCGGTCTGAGCGATTGATCTCGCCATCACGCGCCCATTTCCTACGCGCTCTTTTGTGGTTACTTTCTCAGCCATTGCTTATGTATGTATAGCTTTCAGTCGAGAGCATTCCCGGCGTCACCGCCGCATTTACGCCCTCACACTTGATCGTCGTTGTCCAGTCAGACCCGAAGTTGTCGCCCGTGTGTACGCGCGACAGGATTTTGTACAGGCCATTGCTTGAAATCATTTGGTTGGTCGCCGTGTAGTTACCAAAGCTCTGCGTATTCCCAAAGCCAGTCTGGTACTCACCGCGTTGGATCGTGGCGTTGTCGAGTTGAACTGTTCGACCGATTTCAAGATCCGGATTCAGTCGGCACTTGACTTGGATGCCTCCGATCGTGACCGTGGGCCGAAGCTCCATGCCCGTCTGTGAGTTGATGACGATGGCACGGTCTTTCAGCCTCCCGTCGTTCGGGACTGCCACGATTCCTGTATCCGTGTAGCCCCACTGCATACCCGTGGTTTCGGACACCTCGTCCATCACGTCACGGGCCATTGCGAAAATGGCCTGCCCGCGCGGAAGCTGTGAGCCTGTCATTTCAGGAAGCTTGGCGGACGTGGACCCCTTCTCTTTGAACGCCTTGACCACTTCGTCAAGCTGTTCTTTGGTGCCCGTTCCCGCCGGAAGCGAGACGTTCACAACCGCGTACTTATGGGCCTTCCATTGCGATGTAGCAGTCAGCTCCACGAAAGTCTCGGTTTGAGACTCGCGCCCCGTCATCTTCCAGACGAGGTTGCCTTCGAAAATCTTGCCGTGGTGCGACTGGTATCCACCCTCGACGATCACGCGCTGACCGAGACCTTTGATTTGCGCGAGCGTCGCATCCGACACGTTGTAGATCCGGATGCGGGCTGTGCAAGGCTGTGCCACAGTCGCTTGGGAGATCTCAAAGGTCACGTGGTAATTGCTGAAGTCCAAAGCCTGCGTATTGGCACGGTCACGAGCCACGGTAAGCCTGAAGTACCTGATCCAGTTCTCAGCCATCTTCAGGCTCCCAGTAGAGATGTACCGTTGCCCCCATCTCTTCGTAGGTCGGATCCGAAGTCGATCCGCCGTCGAGCGATGCAGTCAAGTGTCCAAGTCCCATATGCTGGTACTGCTCCAAAAGATCGCGCCCAATGACAAGCGGTATTCCGCCGATCATCAGTTCGTTCTCATCGTCATAGATGTCCAAGTACCAACCGCCTAGATCGGCGTATCGGTAGATCAGGACAAGCGTCAAAGTGCGCTCGCCCAGCTCTACCGTGAAGCGCTGGCAGCCGTCAGATAGTGGGATTTCATACCGTGGCATTCGTCACACTCCTTGACCCGCCGTCTGTGACTGCTGTCGACCTCGAAGCGTTTGCCGTCTTTTCAGGCCGAAGCGACACAGTCTGTGCTTCAGTCGTGAGCACTTCACGCAGTCCGATCTCAAGGATCAGCGCGCTTTCGGTTTCGACAGTTGATGTCGTCCGAAGGCTCACGATCAACATATTTGTGTACTTACGCTTGCCCGTCGATACGTCGATGCGCTGGCGGGCGTTCATCAGCTCCAGGAACTTCTCGTAAATATCTTTGGTTGTCCGGACCCCCTTGAAGATCGATCCGGACAGAACCGAGTTCAAAAGCGTCGAGCTGTCAGACCATCCAAAACTCAAGGTCAAGTCAGCCGGCTTTTTATAGGCGTGGTCGGCCATCGGAGACCCGCTGTCAACCGGGTATTCCGTGACGACCACTTCATCCGAGTGCGTCTCAGAGATCACGACGTCGGGCACGATGCCGGCTATCGAGCGCTCTCGGCCAAAGACCAGAGCCTCGATGCTGTAGGGTAGTGAAGGCATGTGTCCTCCTATCGGATCACTGAAGCAGAGTCGCGGATAGCAGACTGCGTACTGTCATAGGCGGCCTGCTGGATCGCATCCGCCGAGGAATAGCCTGCGCCGTTAATGACGATTGATTGGTTGACCTGGACGCTCGAAGACTTCGAAGTCTGCGAGTTGTCCACCGTCTGGCGGTTGTCGTTCGTCACGCTTGTCGGCGAGCTTTCTTTCGCGGCCGTTGTCACAACTTGAGCCGGAGACTCGACGTAGGTCGGAGATGATGCGGCTTGCTGAGTAAAGCCTGGATAGTCGAAAGGCTTTGCCTCGCCGCGCCCTGTCAAGCGCACGGTCTGGTAGCCCTTGCTTCCGAACTCGTTTGTAGTTTTTTTAACCTCGGCTTGGCGTTCCGACTTCTGGACGTAAGCATTGCCGTAGTCGTCTCCAGCCTCCAAACCCGTGAACTCGGGCGATTCGTTGTTGTCAGTCAAACCTGAAAAATCATCACCCGGATTCACAGAGGAATCAGTCACAAACTTCTTTTCGGCTTCGAGGCGTGGTTCTTCCTTGCGCGGTTCTTCTTTCTCTTTGTCATCGTCAAAAATCCCTGTTATCGCCTTGTAGGCATTCACAAAGAAATTATCTTCTCCGAAGAGTGTTTTGAAGAACTTCCCGACCTCTTCACGAAATGCCTTGAAGAGTCCCGGTAGTTCCTGAGCAAAACCGTGCATCCAGTCTCCGACGGCACTGGTCAGCATGTCGATCGAGCCGACTTTAAAGGTCTCCCAAATCGCGTTGATGTCGCTCATAAACTGGGCGGTTCGCTTGGCAGACTCGTCCAGATCGACGCCCATCTGCTTTTGCATCTCTTTGCCTTGCGCGTAGAAACGCTCGAACTCGCCGCTTCGGATTAGCTCCGCCGTGGTGGGGTCGATGCCAAGGAAAGATGCCTGCTGCGAGACCGCAGCCGAAGAAAGGTTCCGCCACTGCTTACCAAGGTCGGTAAGGATGTCCACCATGTCGCGCATCTTGCCCGTCTGCCGATCAATAGCATTGACGTTGAAAGCCGATGCAAAACCGCTCGCCAATCCGGGAAGGTCACGGAACTTTGTGCGCAGAGTCTCGATGCTCTGCATGGCCTGCTCGGAGTCTCCACCGACCTGAGTCAGCGCGTAGCCCATCGCCCGAATGTTCGTGATCGATGTTCCGGAACGAGCGGCCGTCATGTACATCTTCGAGAGATCGGAAGACGCTTTCAGCACAGCTGCCCCAAGAGCTACGCCCATAGCTGCGGCTTTGCGACCGATGCCAAAAAGAGCTTGACCTGTTGATACGGCCTTTTTGCCGATGTCCGCCACAGCCTCACCGGACTTGCGCGCCGTGTCCTTCATCTTGGCAGCCGAGTCCTGATCGACCTCGAAACCAAGTCGCACAAGGAAGCCTTCAAGTAGTGCCATGATGCCGTTTCCTCAAAAGCTCCTCGTTGTGGAGCCGGTTATCCAAATATTCGTTCATCGTCAGGACGTGGACCAAGTCCAGCGTCCCGTCGATCAAAGACTCGAACTTGCACATGCCGGCGGCTACCGGACGAAGCAAAAAGTCTTCTCCATCCGGAAGCGATCGCCAGTTGTCTATTCCTTGAGCGCCGAGACGACGGCGGACAAGCCGCTCGCGCTCAAAATAGGGCGGAGAACAGGCATCAGGCACTGCACTGTTACGGCCAAAAGGTCGGTCAGGCTCAAGTCGTCGCACATGATCTCGCCGCCCTGCATACAGGGTACGAAGTGCCCACCGCGCTCGATCATGGTTACGCTCAAAGCCTTTTTGATGACAAAGTTCACATCCTCGTCAGGGAGCTGTGAAAGCGCCTGAAGGAATGGAGCCGTCTGCATGAAGGCTCGGACCATAGCCTCATCCGAAGTCTTTTCGTCACCCTTGGCAAAGGCGACAAGAGCCTCGTTCAAAGGCCCAGCCGCAAAAACGGCGCTATGCACCAGAGGAGCAATGCGCCGTGCGACGTGGAGCTGATCAAATGCGTTGAGCTTTCCGAAACGGAACTTGCGCTCACCGATTGTCATGTCTGCCATGATCATTCACCTGTCGGATACTCGCCCAAGATGCCGTCGATCTTGCCGCAGTCGAAAGTCCATTCCATCAGGCCGCCTTCTTCCGCATACGTAATTGTCGGCATGTTCTGGAAGGAGACATTGCGGCAGGTGATCGTGTCGTCTGAATCTCGCTGTTGAACCGTAATGACGTTGTTACCCCACGAAGACGCGCTCAACTGCTGGGCGTTATATGCCGCCATCAGTTTCTTGTTCTGAGGAGAAGTTTTCAAGAACCGCACCGTCAAAGTGCCGCTCTTGTCTGCCTTCAGCGAGTGCATCACTTCGCCGTCAGCGCCCACCGTCATGGTGTTGCGCGAGCCTGTCGGAGTGATCGTGATGCCTTCCTTGGCGATCGATGCGCCATAGGACAGATCGATGGTGCCGGTCGGACCGGTGAAGGAAGACGTGACCGACAAAAAAGAATAAGTTGCCATTTACGCACCTCCTTAGCGGTTGACGATGATCGACACATCCACAAAGTGGATAGCGCCGCGCAGCTTGACTGCGACCTGACTCGCAGGAGCCTTGCGAGCTTCACGATCAGCTTGAAGCTGTTCCGCAAGCGGCTGGATATAGACGTAGTAGCCGGTCGAGAGCGTGTCGCCCTGCGACAGCTCACCGAACTCGTCGCCCTGCCATACGCCCGGAGCGATCAAGCCGTTCGTGACACCCTGATCGAGCACGCGGGAGATGCAAGACACCAAAGCGGTAGAGCCTGCTTCGTCCTGGCCGATCTTTGTGGTGGACGTATAGAGCAAATTCCAAACTGCCGTCTGCACAGCGTCCTGAAGCCAGTCAAGTCCGTGCGTCTCGTCGATATACCAACCGCCGCACGTGATGCCTTCCTGAAGGATGCTCGTGTCGTTTTGATACGCCGCGAACACGTTGATATTCTTGTCCTTCAGGCTATCCGCGTGCGAAGTGCGGAGGTTTTCCGCGGGCACACCAGGGAGCTGCTTGAACTTCAGCGTGATCGTGGTATTCGAGCCGTTGAAGTTCACGGTCGCCATGCGGCCAAGGACGGAAGCACCTGCGGCCTGACCGCTCGACGTATAGACCGCGATGGCGCGATTGATGCCTGCGGCCTTGAGCTTCGAGCAGAGAGTATCCTCACGAGTTCCGTCAAGTTCCGCCGTGTCAGCAGTCGTGAAGGCCATGATGCGAGACGGAGAAGCGGCTTGGATCAAGTTCGCCACCGCGATGATGTCGTCATCTTCAGCGTCTTCGCAGAGATAAAGGCCGTACCAGCTCGGATAGTCCAAAATGACGTTGACAGCCTCTTCAAGCGATTCGGCCTGCGCACCGTTGACCATTGTGGTGCCGGCTTCCAGCCCCATCTGTGCCGAAAGCCCCGTGTTCGTCACGGTCGAGACCGAGGACGTGGTGCCGGTCGTCGCAGAGCGGATCACAAAGCGGTCGCCCATCCAAAGGCAGGTGCCCTTGGACTGAAGCTTTTCAGTCACGGCGCTCGCAACGGCGTTCAAGTTCGAGCAAGATTGCAGATCGACATCCGTGACATTCACGACAGAGCCGTCAATCGTCACATCGAAAGCGCCGTCTTGAATGGATGAGAAAAGACTGATCTGCTGTTCGGTTTCGGACAAAATACGGCCCTTGATAAGGCCACTCGTAGCCGTCTTGGCCCAGCGGCCCACGTAGCAGGTCGTGGGTTGCGGCGACTGAGAGAAGAACGCCAAAGCGCCAGCGTATTCGGTCGAATCGACGCCGAAGTCGGTCGCCACATCGTCAATAGACGAGTAGGAGCGGATGCGCTCATCGGTATCGATAACGTCAGAAGCTCCGAGCATGAGCATCGCGCCGAAGTTGCGGCCCTGTGCCGCAGTCGGGGACATCGAGACGCTCACCGAGACGACGCGACTGACTGGCAAAGTCGAGTTAGTCATAACTTTCCTTTTTCAGTAAAGATTTCAAAGCCCGCCGATGCAATCGTGCGGACGCCGTAACGGCGGGTCACGACACGCCCGAGCTTCAGCTCTAAGACGTACCTGTCTCGCCACTGGTTGCCGACAAGGTCGGGTATGCGCTGAACTTCGTCGCTCACAGACTGCAAGGTAAGTCCCTTGCCATTCAGATAGCGGAAGTTCTGATCGAGTTGCGCGGCATCACGAAAAAGGTCCGAAAGCTCGGAAGCGTTCGGACCGTAGAAACTGAAGGAGACTGTCATGGTCTGATGCGTGACTTGAGTCGTGTCGCCCGAGTCCGCCTGCTCGATGTCACCTTTCTTCCCCTTTCGATAAGGCTGGGCCGAAGTGACCTTTTGCAGACCGATTGCGCACCAGTCATCGTCGAAAGAAATCGGCTTGCCAGGGCGCGCTTTCCACGCCCAGCGGATTCGATTCTTTGGAAGCCCTGTCAGCTCCGACACAAAGTCGATGAGCACACTCTCAAGGTCGAGAGCTGACTGCTCAAGCGGCTTCATGTAGCCGGGAGTTCGAGAGTCAATAACTGCCATCAGTTGCCTCCTCAGGGGAGCAGATCAGGCGCAGGAAACCCTGCCCGAACTTCGTGTAATCCGCGCAGTCATTGATCGCAAAGCGTTTGCCTCGCCAAACCACACAATCGTGCGCACGGCCTTGGAAGGTCGGAGCGTCCTTAACCAGGAAACGCACGACGATGGATCCGACTCTTCGGATCTCTTCCGGAAGACGCTCAAGCGTCTTCATGTCTGAAGTCACAACAGCCTGAACCTCGTACTGGTCCGTCTCCGTCCAAACTGGCTGGCCGTCTTCGTCTTCAGACTCTTCGCGCACAATCAGCGTCACGGGCGAGGTAAATAACGGGTCAGAAATGACCTCTGAAACATCAAGCAAAGCCATCTCTTACTCCTTATGAACCATCGCCATGATGGCGTCTCGCAAAGCGCCCGTGTTGATCAAAGGCTGTACGGATGCCGTACCTTCTGCCTCGCCAGGACGTTTGTCCTTCGTACCGCGAGATCGATTGCGGGAGCGAATCGTGTTCGGAGACAGAGGCGCGAATTTGCCGTCGTGCATGTATCCCTTCACAGCCGATTCAGCCTCAATTGCCGCGGTTTCCAGATAAGCATCCATCGCGGCTTCATTGCCTTTAAGCGCAGCCGTAATCGCTTGTCCCATACGGTCCGCAAGCTTGCCTTTCACGGACTCGACACCCGGCTCCAAAAAAGGACGCGGCGGAATGCCTGCGGCCGGAGAGCCCTTTTCGTGAATCCATCCAAGATCCGAGTTCGGCGGCCCGCCGTCACTTCGTGCATCACCGTCAGAACCGCGAGGTATGCCGACGTAGATCGATGTCTTTTTCAGCTCCTTCAAAGAAGCGTTCAAAGGCGTGCCGGCCGTGCGCTTGACGCTCACAACCGTCTTGATCATATCTGCACACCTCCGGCCCCCATCATCTGGATGAGCTGCCAGTACTCACGGCCATAAGCCGTCTGGTTCCAGAAGCCTGCTCCTTGCTCCGCTCCTGTAGAAGTGTCAAAAGAGACCGAAGCCCCGTCGACACTCTTACTCGAAACGATGCCAGTGCCGCCGGCACTCTGCACGAGCTTGCCGGACTCCGATGAGGGACCTTGAGCCGCAAGGTAATGTGCTACATACAGAGCTTTAATGTGATTCGTGGCGGAATCACAAAAGTCGTCACGTACGCGCACAAAGCAGTTCGACAGATCGATGCGGGACTGCACTCGCGTGACAGGCCAAGCGACATCGTCCGAAAACTCCGGAAAAGCTTCGATGAAGCTTTCATAGGTGAGCTTGTGACTCATGGCCCCTCCTCTTCGGCTTAGTCGACCATGTCGCCGTAGTAGACCATTTCAGGTCGAACAAATTCCACCTGGCCGAGAGCGGCGTAGTAGATCGTCGACTGATCGAGACCACGGAACTGCACCGGCGTGTTCTGCATCTTCACCAGCGGGAAGCGCACAACGTCTCTGGCGTTCGTGTAGGCGACAATGCGGCCCTTGTCGAAGCCGTAGCCACCATCCAAGCGGAGCCAGCGACAGGGATTCATGGTCAAAGCCTTGCCCGTGACCGTATAGGTCAGAGACTTGTCACGCACCCAGTCGGCCACCGTCATGGCCAGAGGCGTACCACCGACGACCATAGGCTTAGACAAGAACGTCATGATGTCGGGCGGAAGCAGAATCGTGTCCGGGACACGGTTGTACTCGGTGGCCTGATAAGAGGCTTTGAGAACCGTGTTGATCATGTCCAGGAAATCATCAGCAGAAGCCGTATCCGGATCAAAAGTGCCGATATTTCCTTTGCCAACCGACGGGTTATTCAAAAGACCGGTTGCGCCGGTTTCGGTGTCGCCGATGTAAACCTGCTCGTCGATGTCGCGCTGATGCTTCATGCGCATAGCTTCAAGCTTCAGCGTATCGATCGGACGGCCGGCCTGCATGGCCTTCTGAAGTTCGATGATGGAGTAAGAGACATCCATCGCCCACGGGAGGATCGGATGAGTCGTCTTCGTAAAGCCGACATCGATCTTCGGGATGGTGCCGGACTTCTGAGCCGCCCAAGCCTTCGTGCCGTGGCCGGTGCCGGACGTACCACCCGCATACTGAGAGATGATGAAGGAAGAGACTTCGTCAGCAATCGTCACGTCTTCACGAACAGGAACGTCACGCGACCATGTGAAGTCCGCAATCGGCTCGTAAATCTGCGGGTCAAATCGTTCGAGTTCACCGACCAGAAACGCGCCAGTGGAAGCGACATCTGCGTCGCCAAATCGCATTACAGGCATGTTGCCTCCTTAGATGTTGAATTCAATTTCGACAAGTTCTTCGGCGTTCTTTGCCTTGCAGAACTTGCAACCAGGGATCGCGGTCGTGCTGGAGCTGTCGGCCGTCAGAGTGCCGGTAGCAGACAGATAGACCTGCCCGCCAACTGCGGGCGTGCCTTCGACAGCCACGAGCAAATAGCCGCGGCGCAGGATGGAAATCACGGGAGACAGAGCGATGCCCGTGAGGTTGGACTGGCCGACTTCGCGCATCGTGAAGCCATGCACCACGTCAGACGTGGCGGTGCAAGGAACGGCCTTGCCGGTCGAAGCATCGATCTTGACCGGAACGCCGTAGGCAGTCAGACCACCGTTGACCTTGGTTTCCGCGGTATAGTCGAACTCACCGCGAGTGAGCGTGCCCGCAAAGCCTTCAGGTATGCGGGTGCCAATGAACTGAGACATAAAGTCCTCCTTACTGATTCCAGAATTTCTTAAAGCGCTCGTTGAGCGATTCAGGCTGCGGCTGGGTGTCGCCGTCGCCAATTCGCGGCGTGGGGTTGCGGCCTGCGCGGTGAGCATCGACAGCGGCCTTGAAGGCAATGTCGAGCACCTGACCGGTCATCGATGCGGTGTCGCCAAATTTCTTCACGCCTGCGATCTTCAGGGCGTTGCGCTGAACGCGGCGGATGAGGCCACGGGTGAAGTGGCCGTCAGCAGAGTCACAAGCGGGCTTCTGCATACCAGGCGCGAGTTCTTCGGCATCAGCAATGACCTGCTGGGCTTCTTCGTCCGGAACAACCTGCGCTTCTTCATCAACGACCGGCTCGGTCGTAGCTGGCGGCTGATCGTCCTGATCGGCCACCTTGGCGGACTCAATCGCCTCCACGCGCTTGACCAGCTCGGCGACCTGCGCGGCCAGAGTTTTGAGCACTTCCTCGGCAGTCGGTTGAGGTGCCGGCACGGGAGTCGTTTCACCTTCGTCACCGCACGGCTTTACTTCAATGCCATCCAAGACATTGTTGAAATCTTCTTCGTCCCCGTCACGGAAAATGCGACGGAGCTTCGATTTGAGACTTTCCTTCGTTTTCATGAATCCATCTCTCACACTACAAACACTCCCGCAACGTGCACGGGAAACCAGCGCCACGTGGTTGCCCACAATGGCCTCCTGATGCCCTCGACCGTCTCCGTCATCGACAGTCATAGAGTCGTAGCCGCACGAGACTTCGCGCAGTTTTTTGCTCTCGACGAGTTCGATTCCTTCTTTGGCGGTGATGAGCAAGTCGGCAAGCAAAAGACCTTTTTCAGCGTCTTTGCCTTGCCTGACGTTCTTGACAATGCCAACCGAGATCTCTTTCCAGTTACTCGGATCGGCAAATTGATCGTGGCCGATGACGACAGGCTTGAGCTCGAAGCTCGCAATCGTCTCGGGCGAAAAAAGTTCTTCCGGCGAACGGGTCAAGATGACCTTGCCGCCCTTGCCGCGGATGCCGGCTTCGATCGGCGTGTACTCGAACTCGCCGACGCGGCTGATCGGCACGTCTTTACAAAGCAAGTAGCCTTCGCGCGTCCGCTCGATGTGCGGACTCAGGCTTTCTTCAGTCAGAACCTGCCCGTCTTTAAACTTTCGTTTTCTCATCTAAATCTCTTGGGAAGAGTGGTTCGGCCCAGCATCTACAATTCCAGATCGCGCCAGGAGCACTTCGGATCGGAGCGCCACCCTTGCCGTAATCAGTTACTGGCGGCGAGTCCCATCTCTGAACCGTTCCGTCAAGCTCGCGGTGCCGTGCTCTGGTGCCGCTGTCATGGACCGAATGCCAGATGTAGCCGGTAGAGCCAACAGCCTTTGCGCGAGCCTCCGTGAAGTTGCTACGCGCTCTAGCGGTCTCAGTGCGTGCGATCAAAAGCGCGTGCGACTCTGTGACGCCGCCGATCTCGTCTCTGATCTTCTTTGCAATCACGTCCGGGCGCGAGCCTTCGGTCATGCCCTTGGCCGCCCAGTCGTGAACCCTTTGCGCGGCATCTCGTGGAATTGATTTGATCAGCTCGACCTGCTCTGACTGAAGCTTGTCGAAGGTCGAACCCACTGCATCAGACTTGAGCATCCGCTTGGCGTCAGCAGACAGCTCCTGCCCGACCTTGCGCCACACGTCGTAGTCAGCCTGTGACGCCCGCTTGAGCATGGTCGTCGCAACCGCTGTCGCCCAGGCGTCTATGGTGTCCGAGTACGAAAAAAGCCGCTCCTGGATAAGAGCGGCCATTCCTTCCGGATCCGTTTCGTCGTAGTACTCACGAGCGATCAAGTCCACCATGCGGCTGACTTTGCGCAGCTGGCTTCGATACCACTTGTCCAGAGACGCTGTTTTCGTTGGCTCCCGGAACGTGTCGTTCTTCACCTTGGCCATTTAAGAAATCCTGTAGATCTGGGAGCTGAAGGTCATCCTCGGCTTTCGACTTGTCGATATCTTCGTCCGTGATCGAGCCGAAGAGTCCAACCGTGCCGGCAAGCTTCTTGAGCTCTTGCATGGCGATCGGCTCGGAGATCGCACCGGCTTGGAAGGCTTGCAGGATGGCACCTGTGAAGGCTGTTGCCGCCGCGCCTTTTTGCTCATTCGTCATCTGCCAAAGGGTCTTGAACTCAAAGCTCAAGTCCTTCGGTGCGGGCTTGCCCATGACGGACGCATACAGCGCACGCAAGATGCGCTTCAGGCCCGGGCGCAAGTCTGAGTCCTGGTCGTGCTTGATGTTGTCGTAGTACATCCGCAAATCGGCCTCGCCCGTCGAGTTGAAGCCGACAGGCGACTGACCGAAGAGGCGCACAAGCGGAATACCGAGAGCACCCGAAATCTGCTGACCAAACTGGAGCATGATTTCCGGAAGACCAGTGAAGGTGTAGCTGAAGGTCTGGAAGTCGTCTTCCGCATCACCGAGCGTCATGCCTTCGGTTGACTGGAAGAAGCGGACTTGCTCCATCTGCTTCAGGAAGCCTTCGGCCATCACATGGTTCGTCATAATCTGGCGCAAGTTCTTGACCTTGTAGTACCGAAGGTAGGTCTTACTCACAAGCTGTGCCGCGCCTTTGCTGACCATGTCGAAGTCTTCGATGCGATCAAAAAGCGGTTCGAGCACGCTTGCGCCCCACGTCTGGTATGCGGAGCGCAAGTAGTACGGAAGCTTGCGGCCTTCAAAGCGCACCACACGAGAGTGGTGGATGCGTCCTTTCAGAACGATCTGAGCGTCACTTGTGACCGTGTAGTACTTCGGCATTCCGAAGCTCGGCCCCATCTCTTCGACAAGCTCGGACAGCGACGGCGTGACCTGCCAGCGATCGAGCACCATCAAGCCTTTGAAACTACCTATCGGGATGCGATCGATGTCGAGCGGCTTTTCCATGTCATCGTCCTCGACAAGCAGGACAGCCAAAGCGCCGCCGTAGAGCCGGCTCCACTTGATTGCATCCGAGATCGAGTCCCAGATGCGGAAGTTGTCCATCGCGGCTTCGATCAGATCGATCACCTGAGGATCGGCCTCCTGGATGTCGATGCCTTCGCGCGTCATGTCTTCGGCCACCACGTCAACCGCGAGGCCACAGATCCATGAGGTTTGATAGGCATACTCAAGAGCGGTGCGGTCAAAGGTTTTGAAGCCTGGCTTGTACTGACCAGCCTGCGCAGTCGATGCCATGCCGATGCGCAACAGCGGGTTCGTGTATCCGCCGCTGTAGCCACCGAAGCCGCCGAAGTTGTAAGAGTCACCGAGACGCACTCCCTTCGGAGCGCGACTGCGGCGTCTGCTGATTTTGCTCATCAAAATGCTCCAAAAAGAGGCGTTTGCTGGCGACCTAAAGCCGCCCATTCGTCCAAGCCCGCTTGAGTGATGTAGCCATCGAGGCTATAGCGAAGGCTGTCGAGTAGATGATTGTTCTTGTCCAAAACGATCGGCAAAACCTCGTTCGTGGTTTTATCAACCTTGTAGCTGTAGAGCTTGAACTCGTCCGCGGTGTGCTTGCATCGCGGGTGGATGATGATCTTGTCAAACCCCTTCAAGTAGGCGATTCCGTCTTCGACCGAGCCTTGCCACTTCGCCGCCGCTGAGATGTTGAAGCCGCACCGGCTTCTGAGGTACGAGATCGTTTCGGGACGCGCCGAGTCTGCCTTGATTGGCCATTTCCTTGACCCGGGGACTGAGTCGTAGAGCGCTGGGAGTTCGTCGATCTCAACGCCTGTGCCATATGCTTCGTAGTCGACGTACAGACAGCGCTCGTAGATGAAGCACCTGACCAGCGTCGAAGGGTCGCGGGCAAATCCGAAGTCCGCTCCAAAAAAGAGTCGATCTGCTTTTTGCCAGAGGTCTTCGTCGAAGCTTTCGACCGAGAACCGTCCTTTGAAGACTTGGGCTTCGCTGATCGTGAGGGGATAGCCTTCCCAGATATGGAGGTACTTTTCATAATCGTTGGCCTTGTCCCATTCCATCTGTTGGCGCAAAACCTCTGGGAAAAACGGATTGTCCCAGTAGTTGACTTTGCGCACATAGGCGTCAGGAGGCGGGTTCTCAAGAAAGACGTTAGTCGGATCGTCAACGGTTAAAGGGTTGAATGTGAGCCATAACTCAGATCCGGGCTTTCGGATCGTCGGCGTCAGCACGTCCCAAGAAGTCTGCGAGACGCTGGAGGCTTCTTCGATCCAGCAGATGTCGATGCCTTCCTTTGACCTGATCGAATTTTCATTCCGCAGCAGGCCGCTGAAGATGAATCGGCTTCCGGTTCGCTTGTGGAGGATTTCCGATTCAGTGAACTTGTACTCGTGCCCGATCCCGAGTTTTTCTGTCATGTCCTTTAAGACTTGATAGCTCGAGTCCTTGATCGAGTTCTGGACTTCGCGACAGCACAAGATGCGCAAGTTGATGTTGGACGACAAGAAAGTTAGGGCCTGAGCAACCGCCTGAGACTTACCGGAACCACGTCCGCCATAAAAGACTTTGTAGCGGTGCGGTGAGTAAAGTTCAGCGAAAGCTTCAATAGGCTTCATTTCTTCATCTGCGCGAGCCAGGCATACATCTCAGTCATGCCTTCCGGCGCTTTCTCATGGGTCTCGATCACGTCTGCCGGCTTTTCGCCGATAGTGTCTCGTACAGCTTCAAACGCCTTCACATCGCCGCCCTGAGCCTTCCGGATCATGCTGGCGACGATCTCCTCGGCGTTTGTGACGCCATTGGCTGACGGCATCTCAAGAGCGATCTTCAGAAGTTCTCTAAAGGTCTTGCGCATACGTCTGGATTTGCCAGACGCAACGCCGCCTTTTTTGCTGATCTCTCTTGCTTCGCTCTTCGTTCGCTGAGTGACCGGCTTGAGGTTTTTTTCGTTTGCCATAGGCGTAAAAAAGCCCGCACATCGGCGGGCTAGAATTAATTTTTTAACCCCTACAAAGAGGCCTGAAACAGAAGAAAAAACCGAGGCTCAACCCGAAAAAAATCCTTTCGAGTTACCTGAAGATGTTTCAAGGCAACTTGAAAAAGAGCTTAAGCAGCACTTCCCTCTGGCAATCCAGAAAACATTTGATCTTGTGACCGGTATTCCGGACGATGTCAAGAAAACGCTTGCTGATCGAATCGCTTCGGAATACGCGATTTTCAATCGTGGCGAATATAAGTACATGACAGAACAGCTCTACCCACTAATCGAAAATTTCGATTGGAAGTGGGCAGAGTGGGAGTTCTGGCGACCTCTCTGTATCAAACGTCGCCAGTACACAAACGGAATGCGAATCGTGTGCTTCCCTTGGGCCGACGAGCTTGACTTTGACTATGAGCGTACCGAGTACGATCCGGACAACGTCTTCAATATCATGACGCTCAAAACGGCCAAAGAAAGGCTGTCCGATTTTCCTGAAACAGCTTCAATGAAAAAGTCAGAGCTGATCGAGTTTTTTAAGACAAATGAAAAAGCGTGGGAAGCGGTCATCGATCCTCATATCCAAGCAAAATGGGATCGTAAAAAGCATTACGAAGGTCCGACGCCAAAAATGGTTTTCTGTCTCATGCTCGACACCATTGAAAGGCGAGTTCGATACCTACGGGATGCAGACCGCATCAAGCGTATAAATGGACAGATCGATGCAAGATTTTCCTTTACCTACGACTGCGAACTCTTTGCATACGCCAAGCGAAACAAAAATAATCCTTGGAAGGAGGATTTTGGCCCTGCGATTCCCGGTCTGGATGTTTACCTGAGCATGAAATAGTAAAAGCCCCGGAGTCTCGCAAACTCAGGGGCTTTTCATTTCTTCCGGGCATGACAAGGGAGCCACACGGCTCCCAATCACGGCACTGACTACAGGCTTACAAATTTTCTTGGCTCAAATATAGTCTTTTAAAAACTTTTGTCAAGCTCAAATTGATGTCAATTTTTTGCTGGCATGCAAGTTGATCAAGTTAAAGATCTGATACTTTGCGGTCTCCAGCAGGATGTCATAGTCCTTGCTGTTGATGCGGATTTCATGTCCGAACTGGATTCGGGTCTCCTTCTTAACCCACTCAATGAAACTTCGGACAGGCATCCACGGGAAGGCGTAATGGGCTACCAGTGCCCACTTAGCTATCCAATACCTTGCCGGGCGTTGAGCCAACATTCTCCAAGCACGGTCCACCAAAAGAGCATCAAAAATGTCAATCTGTCGATATGGCTCTGAAGGCTCCACCTTAATCTCTCCAGCTTGCACCATCATGCGGTAAATGATCGTGGATCTGGCGTGTCTTCCAACTGCCGCCCACCGCCCCCAGTTTCGGAGGCGGTCGGTCAAGATTTCTTCATCAGATTTTGAGAGCATGAAGCCTCCTACAGCTCATTTCCTATTAGCGGCAAGGCATCATCCAAACGCATGATGCACAACCACTCTTTCCCATCGCCTCGGCAGACCACCACCGGCGTGCGATCTGAGTCCCCTACGCTCTTGACGGCCTGATCCATGAAGTCGTGAACAGCAATGCCTTTCCGACGCTTGACTTCGAAGTTGATGCGTCCGACCTCAATGTCGCAGCCACCCTCACGAGTCTGAGTCAGGTTACGACGAGCTTCGACTCCGAGGCGATCTCGAAGGATGTGACAGACCTCGCGCTCTCCGGCAGCGCCTTTTGTTCGCTGAGACTTACCCATTTTTATTTTCAGCCTCCATCTTTCGGCGTTCCTCTTCCAGACGTCGTTTTCGCTCGTTCATTCCAAAAACAAAAGCCTGTGTGAAGACGCTGACTTCCTCACCTGATCGCATCGTCTCGGTGTACTGCTTGCAGCGCTCACCGTTCAGACCGGCGCGGTATCCCTTGCGCTTTACCTCTTCAAGCCTGTCGTGCCTAGTAGTCATACATTCCCTCTTTGGCCTGCTCTTTCTTCCAAAATGCGTTTGCGGATTGCATCCGACTTTTCCTTTTCCAACCTCTTGGCCTCTTCGCTCCGATGGTTGAGATACCAGGCAAGCTTGGCGCTTTCAATGAACTTGTCTGCAGAGTCCCAGCCTTCGCACGGTCTTCCATCGCTGTGCATCAACACTTTGAACTCATCTTTCTTGCTGAAGCGTCCGGGGGTTTCTGCCACGTAGACACAGGTTGAAAGCATCACGTCATACGACCTGATGACCGACCTATCCACGATGAGGCTGTAGCCATCAACACAGACGAGCATTCGTTGGTTCTTTGTGATCCACCGATGCGCCTGCACGACAATTTCCTCAGGGCTGTCGTATGTCTTCTTCTCCAAATCCATCTTGCTCATGCGGCTTCTCCTGCCGGTTGAATGTGCGCGGGCATGAGCTTGCCGTCCTGCCAGCGATCAGCAAAAGGATCAACCTTTTCCGATTCCTGATCAGGAGAGTCATCAACCTCATAGAACTCGAAGATGTTCTGAATCGACACCGACTTGTCGTCAGCCAATTCGGCTTTGCCGCGGTAGCTTTCCCACGAGCAATCAAATGCCTTGCCGCCACCCTCTCGCAGGCGGTCGTAGGCGCGCTCGCCGATGATCTGCTTGATTCCCGGAAGCGTCTCGTTGCTGAGAATGATCGTGGGCTTGGCGTTTTCGTAGCGGCTGTTGAGGATGTCGTAGAGGATGCATTGCTCGTTTTCGCTCTTGGCTTGCACACCAACCTCATCGATGACGAGCAAATCGAGATCGACGTAGCGGTCAATCACCTGCGACTCAGACTCGGCGGCGCCCTCGCGCCATGTGTCACGCACAGCTCGGAAGAGCTTGCGGATGTTGATGAAAAAGGCGCTGTAGCCCTTCTTCTTCGCCTCAAAGAGCAAGGCGCACGCCAGATGCGTCTTGCCCGTGCCGGGTCTTCCCGTCAGGATGACGCTGGTGCCGGCATCGATGCGATCCTGCAGATGATCGGCGTAGTCACGGAAAAAGTCGTAGACGCGCTGAGAGTTTTCGTCCGGCTGGTAGTTCTCGAACGTCTTGCCGATAAAGCGTCGCGGGATCGAGATGGCGCCATAGATCTTTCGATCGGATGCCTCGCGCTTACACATCGGGCAACCGAGGTTGAGCGAGGAAAATCCGTAGCACCCCTTGCCGAAGCGCTGACGAATGATGTTGGGGTAGCGTCCGTGGCGCTCACACTCTCCCATCTCGACCACGCCGTAGGTGCAGCCGTTAGCCGAATCAAAAACTGTGGTCATCGTTAATTCCTTCTCCGTAGTTGCGTTTTTCGAATGGGATGTCCGGCATCCAATCGGAGCCGCCATGTCTTGAGTTCTGTACCCACTGCTCTTTCTGGCGTTTGATCCAGTTCATCCATGTGGAAGTCCAGCCCTTGTCGCTCCGACGCGTGCCCTGCCCTTTGCCTTGAGTCCAGTAGAAGCGGAATTCCACGAAGACTCTCTGAGGATCAAGGTCAGGTCGTATCTGCTCACACAGCTCGCGCCATTCGTCAGGAATGGCCTCCAGCTCGAACAGGTGCGTGATGGCTTTGCGTTTTGGGGCCGGTTTTGCCGCGGCTGTTTCCTTGTCTGACAGTCCTTTCGACTCGGTTTGAGCGTTTTTTGTTGCAGTGGTTCGGTCCGCCGTTTGTGGCTGCTCCGGCTGAAGTGAAAATGACGAGTCGTCTACTGACAGATTTATCTGTTCATTTATTTGTTCATTTATCTGTTCGGGTACCGTTTTTGGTAGGGGTTCCCCTTCCAGTTTTGGGAGGGGTGTACTGCCAATTTCGGTAGTGGTACCAATTCCGGTACTACCATTTTTGGTACTACCGATTTTGGTAGGGGTAATCACATACACGCTGTTGCGTCCTGCTTGGCGGTTGATCCTTATAAATCCAGCGTCATCAAGACGTTTAAGCGACTCTCGAATCGTCTTGGCGTTAAGTTTGGTTTCGGCAGCAAGCGTTGGAACTGAAGGAAAACATGTCAGGTCATCATTAGCCCACTTTGCGAGAGCAAGAAGCGTGAGCCGTTCTGCCGACGATTCGACATCAGCACTCCAAGCGATCTCTGTTGCTTTATATCCGTGAGCCATTGAAGAACCTCCTCAATCCCTACGATTCGGATTGAGTAGCTTCTGGTTCTTCCACCGATCTAGCTTCATGAGCAGACTGGATTCCCAATGTGCGAGCCCAATAGTCTTCAGGACGCGAAAACAAATCAGGGCGCACCTCCCAGGGCATGAATCCTGTTACTTCACAAAAAGGCCAGATCTTCCCCTCAGGAACGCAGTCACGGCGAATCCACCCATTGATGCATTGCTTGGTCACTCCCATGGCCTTACTTAGCTTTGCCAAGCCGCCATACGAAAGGATCATGCCCTTCAGGTTTTTCACTACAACCTCCATGATTTGAGTACACTGCGAGTATATGCGACTTTTCTGATAAAGTAAACTGCACGTTTATGATTCGGGGTAGACAGCTCTAGGAGATTTCAATGAGTGAACTATCCAATGCGATCATGAATCGCGTGAAGACCTTGCTCAAGGAAAAGGACATCAGTCAAGCCGAATTTGCAAGGAAAATCGGAGTAAGCCCTCAAACACTTTCGGCATGGCTAATGAACCGAAACACGCCAGGGATAGACGCGATTGCCAAAATGTGTGAGGTTTTGAAGGTTTCACCATCCTGGCTCTTTACTGGGAAGATGGATGACCCAAACCATCAAACCATCATCAAAGAGGACTCTATTTGCATCCCTCTTTTCGAAGAAGTCACTGCCTCTTGTGGAAATGGGACCAGGATCGAAACAGCAACAGAAGTCCGCTTAATCGAAGTGAATCTTCAATGGATCTCAAGATTCTGCGGCTCCGCAAATAAAAAGGCGTTGAACATAATCTCCATTAATGGAGACTCAATGGAGCCCACTTTCAAAGACGGGGATTTTGTCATCGTCGACATCAGTGCCAAGCGCGCATACACAGACGCCGTTTTTGCATACATGCTAGACGACGATCTTTTCGTCAAACGAGTCCAGCGTTCTGGGCGTAGCCTTGTGATCATGAGCGACAACCCTCGCTACAAAACCATCACGCTCACTCCGGAAGACATGGAATACGGGTTCAAAATCATTGGCAGAGTCGTGACCATCTGCAACATAAAAGCCATTTGACCTACTGACAAACCAGTCTTAACAGCCGCCGAAAGGCGGCTTTTTTGTTGCCTAAAAGTGCACGGTCTAGGGAAATCCCTATAAATGTTAGATTTACGTCTGTAAATTTCAAATGTATTATTCGCGTTGATGACGTAAATTTTAAATTTACTTCATCGCGCTCAAGTATCTCGAAATCATAGACGTAAAAATCCCATGATCGACTACCAACCCAACAAAGTCATCCTCACAGGTGAGAACGCAGTCCAGTTCTGTATCAGCCAAGTCAAAGACTCCCAGTACGTTGTCAACAGAGGACTAAACAGCCGCCTTGAGTCTATCTGTGCAGACATCGAAGACTTCAATCCTATTAACGGGAAATTTGGTTGTTACACCGTAGAGGGTCTTCTGGACAAATTTGATCAGCTCACGGATGAGTACACGCAAAGGTTACGCGACATCCGCACGATGATTTGCGGCTTAGGCGTCATCTCCCGCAAGGAGGATCAGCAATGACCCCCACGATCGACACCTTCGGCCTCGCACAGTCCGCCAGGGACATGAGATCTGCTGCTGAGATCCAGGCCAAGTTCCGCAACGACGTTGATGAGCTGATCTACAAGAGCCTCGAAAGTGCCAAGGGTCGCGCCCGGATCATCCTTGCCGACTACTTCGCGGACTTCCTGGAAGACGCCTTCGGTGCCTACGACGACGCCGACACGATTCGAAGCGAAGAGCGCGTTGCCGTCCGGGATGCTCAGACCGACGAGGAAGAAGAGGAGGCGGTTCGCCGTCACCCTTGGTAAGGAGAAGAACAAATGACAAATCCCAGCCTTCTCCGAGGTTCCGGCGGCCGAATGATCGCCAAAGGCATCCTCTGCCAGCTCTACTGCCGGCAAACCAAAACCATCGACATCAGCGTCACGAACCTCGACGGCCTCAAGGTCTGGCTCATGGACATCCCGTTTGCGGACTTCTGCATCGGCATCCAAAACCTCAAGGCCAACACCGAGTGCTCAATCAACACGGTCATGTGCAAGTTCGTTGCCGAGTGGTCAGTCACAGACTGCGGCCTCGTGCTCGCCTACAAGGGCGGAGAGATTAGCTTGTCTTCGGGGCGTGCCGGGGCTCTGGCCTTGGTCGAGTACGCCGAAGAGTTCATCGCTGAAGTGAAGGAGCAAATCGATGCGCAAGCTGCTTGACTGGATGTTCACCGCTGACGAGCACGGCGATTCGCCCATCGGACTGATCGTGGCCGTCGGCACCTTCCTGATCTGTATGTACGCAATCGCCTGCATGCCAGGCCACTAACCACCACAGAAGGCGAGCCCTTCTGTCTGCCGCTCCGTATCGAGTTATCTCCTGCTCGATCCGTAAGACCTTGAACCTCGGGGCGGCAGACAAAAGGACGCAACTCAATAAAAGAGACGACGAGGTGGTGGAAGTCCACCGGACGCTATGAAGCAGTGTGGCAACTGTGGAGCCGAGCGCGGCACGGCTACGTAGTCAACCGTAGACCGTTAGCGGGGGTGCAGCCGCCCCGTCAGGCCAAGGCCTTTTCGAAAGAGAAGGCCCACGTGAGGCCGTTCCAATTCTGTAGAAATCTACGGGATTAGAGCGGGTTGACGTGGTTATTTTTGCGCTTTGTCTATGATGGAAACCATATCCTGTACGGGTACCTCGAAAACATTTGTGAATGTGTGGAGAGGCACGGAACCGACTTCTTGCCTGGATGACTGATGTACTCCCGCAATGCAATTGACCACATGATCCACATCGAGCTTCTTCCGATTGCGATACAACCTGAACGCTTTCCAGAGAGAAACTAACGTACAAATCACGAGACCGATAACAACTATCGCGTGCCACACGGAGGCAGGAATTTTTAAGGCATCGGTAAACTCTTTCGTGGTTACCAGCGTCAACAACAGAGACAGTGCAGATGCTGTGCTTCCGCAAAAAACAGAGAAATCCTTAATCGCCAACTCAAAGTCTCTGACGTGACGGTAAATAGTATCGGAGCTGACGTAAATGAACCATGGAATATTTCTGGTCACGGGCAATTCCCGTCTTTCAGCCCCTGAGTCAATGTAGTCAGCCATTTAGCTCTCCGGCTTCAGAACGGTCGATGGGACTTCTGATGTTGCCTCGAAAACGCCAATAGCATGTTGGAACTGGGACGTGGGCGCGGAATTTCGAATCTCGATAAAAAAGCCCGAATTAC